TACTGCGCCATTCACAGTTGCAAGCACCACTCAAGTCGCCAATCTGAACGCGGCCACGGCTGGAACTGCAGGAAATGTAACTGGCACGGTAGCTATAGCTAATGGTGGAACAGGTCAAACCACAGCGGCAGCAGGATTTAATGCTTTATCGCCTATCACTACAACTGGTGACCTAATCCTTGGAAATGGTACAAATAGCGCAACCAGGTTGGCAATTGGCACAAATGGCTATGTCCTAACATCAAACGGGACAACGGCTTCTTGGGCTGCGGCAACTGGTGGCGTAACACAAATTATTGCGGGGACAAACGTTACCATTAGCCCAACGGGTGGCACTGGCGCGGTGACGATTAACTCTAGTGGTGGTGGTGGTTCGCTAACGATTAGCAATGACACATCTACGGCTACAAATCTGTACCCAACATTTTTGTCAGCCACATCGGGAACTGCATCAACAATTTACACTGGCAATGCTAACTTGCTTTACAAGCCATCTACTGGCGAACTACAAGCAAATGAAGTTACAGCGTTAAATGGACTATTCCTAAACGCAAAAACCATTTCAACAAGCTACACAATTGCCACCACATTTAATGCTGGCTCATTTGGCCCTATTGCTGTGGCAAGTGGCGTAACTGTTACCGTGTCTTCAGGTTCTGTGTGGACGATTGTCTAAAAAGAATTTATGACCATTTCAATATCAGGAACAAACGGCTTGCTTCAAGCCTATGATTATTTAGTGCCAACAACTGGGTTCACTTATACATTTGCGGCTGGCACTCAAAATCTAATAATGAATCCTGCCGGTACATTGGCTGCGGGAACTATTACAATGCCTGTAACGCCTGCAGATGGAATGACCATTCGGTTTAGCACAAGCCAAACTATTACTGCACTGAGTGTTGCTGCAAATACAGGGCAAAGCATTGTGTCGGCTGTAACAACTTTGGCCGCCGGTGGTGGCGCGGTGTATATCTATCGTCTATCAAATACAACGTGGTATAGAACTGTATGACAACCACAATTAGCGGAACTTCGGGCATTACATTCCCTGCTGGTGGTGTAGGTAATCCTGCAGGGTCGGTTGTTGGCACATCTGACACGCAAACACTTACAGCAAAAACACTTACCAGCCCAACAATTACAGGCGCGTCTGTAAGTTCAATGGCTTCAAGTGTAATTACGTCGGCAACCGTTCAAACGCCAAGTAGTGGAACAAGCGTTGACTTTACAAACATTCCAAGTTGGGTTAAGCGTATTACTGTTGACATGGCATCAATAGGAACAAATGGAACATCCGGAAATTTAACTTTGTATCTTGGAACTGGTGCAACTCCAACTTACACCACATCGGGATATACCGGCACATCCACGACTATCAGGGGCACAACATTTACGCCTACCACAGCAGCGTTAAACACAGGATTTCAAGTTAGCCGGTTATTGGCAAGTGGAAACCTTACATCGGGAATGTACATTCTTACGCTGATGGATGCTGCAACAAATAAGTGGGTTTGTTCCATGCAAGCAGTGAGAACTGATGAATTAACGGTGGTGCTTATTGCTGGATTTATTGCTTTATCGGGAACTTTAACTGCTCTTCGATTTACCACTACTACCGGTACAGATAGTTTTACCACTGGCTCAATAAATATTTTGTATGAGTAAACCAACCAATTTTTGGAGTTAAATCATGGGTTCATTAGTCTTTCAAGCAACGCTCGGCGGCCAGGTTAATCTGAACGGCCCTAACACCGCGTCCACATTTGACATCGCTGTGCCCGCCACAACGGGGACAATGGTCACCACCGGCGATTCGGGAACGGTCACCAATACGATGCTTGCTGCAAGCGCGTACAACACGCCTGGCACAATTGGCTCAGGAACGGCTAATACCGGTGCATTCACCACATTGAGCGCGTCTAGCACGGTATCAGGTGCGGGCTTCAGCACTTATCTTGCATCGCCTCCTGCCATTGGAGGCACGGCGGCGGCGGCAGGGTCTTTTACCGCTTTGTCGTACAGCACCACGCTGACGGGCGGCACTGGCATCGTCAACCTTGGCAGCGGACAGTTCTACAAAAGTGCCACTGGAAGCGTGGGTATTGGTACTACTTCACCGAGCCAAAAATTTGTTGTATCAAATGCTGGCGCAGATAACATTTTGATGGCTGAAAATACTACTGCATCAATACAGCTTTATATGCAGGCTACTACTACAGGTGGAGTAGTTGGAACACTAACAAACCATGTATTAGCGTTTTACACCAATAATACAGAACGGATGCGTATTGACACCAGCGGCAACGTGGGGATTGGTACTAGCTCTCCAAGCGCGTCAGCAATCCTAGACGCGCAAAGCACCACCAAGGGCGTGAGGATGCCCAACATGACCACTACGCAGAAAAATGCTATTTCTAGCCCTGGTGCTGGCCTAATGGTGTTTGACACCACCCTTGCAAAACTTTGCGTTTACTCCGGTTCCGCTTGGCAAACCATCACTTCTATTTAATAAGGGCTCATTATGACTACTGCAACTTGGGCAATCACACAAACTGACTATTTGGTAGCAAACGGATTTATCACCACAGCGCATTGGGCAGCAACCGCCGTTGACGGTGATTACACCGCTGGCTCTTACGGCACTTGCGGCTTTGCGACTGCTACGCCATCCATCCCTTACGCAAGCGTGACCGAACAAGAAGTGCTAGATTGGTGCTGGGCTAACGGCGTGGATAAAAATGTTATTGAAGCTAACCTTGCTGCACAAATTGCCGCATTGAAAAACCCTATAACCGCCGCTGGCGTACCTTGGAGCGCATAAATGGCAAATTTCACATGGAAAATTCCTGAGATTTCCGCTACAGACGGGTTGATTACTCATGCGAAATACCATGTGACAGCCCAAGTAGACAACGACTCGGTGGAAACTGAGGGCAATTGGTACTTCAATGAGCCAACCCTAAAAACGCCGTTTGCCGATGTGACCGAGGACATGGTGGCCGGTTGGATTGAAGCTGAGTCTTACAAAGACGGGATAAATGTTATAAAATCAGGGCTAGAGGAACAACTGGCGCGTAAGTCGAATTCTGTTGTGCCTCCGTGGAAACCGCAAGTGTTTACCCTGGAGCAGACATGACAGCGCCTATTGACATCATTTCTCGCGCACTCAAAGACATTGGCGCACTAGAAGCCGGTGAAACTCCTACGCCTGACGCGGCGCAGGATGCGTTTGAAATGCTCAATGACCTTATTGACCAATGGTCAAATGAGGACATGATGACGTTCTACAAGACGGAAATCATCTTCCCCGTTACGTCAGGCCAAACGCAATACACCATCGGCCCAGGCGGTCAAGTCGGCGCAGTCTTTACCGGCTCTATATCAGGGACAATCCTTACGGTTACGGCCATTACATCAGGCGCAATAGCCATAGGGCAAACCCTAAGTGGCACAGGAATCACGGCTGGAACTAAGATTTTGGCATTCCAAACCGGCGCTGGTGGCAACGTCAACGAAGCTGGAACGTACACGCTCAACATTTCGCAGACTGTAGCGTCAACCACAATCAACGCTTACTATCAGCGGCCATTGGTCATCAATTCGGCGTTTGTTCGGATTAACACGACCTCCAATGGACAACCAATAACCGGCGGCGGTCTTGACTATCCAGTTTCAGTTTTGAATGTTGAAGAATACGAAATGATTGGTTTGAAGACGCTTAACGGCCCGTGGCCCAAGGCGCTTTACTACCAACCGACTGAATTGCTAGGCAACCTTTTCCTGTGGCCCAATCCAGGCCAAGGCGAAATGCACATTTTTGCCGACACGATTTTCAGCAACTACACCGGCTTGTACGACAGCATTACGCTCCCGCAAGGCTACGCAATGGCGCTGCGCTGGTGTCTTGCAGAGCGTTTAATGCCCATGTACGGCAAAGCAAGTCAGACCCAAATTGCAATGATTATGAAGTTTGCCGCACAAGGCAAAGCCACAATTAAGCGCACAAACATGAAGCCGCCACCTGTTGCTCGATATGCCGATGCGCTGTTGGTTGGTCGCAGTAAGGACGCGGGCTGGATACTTTCGGGCGGCTTCTTCCGTTGAGGTCATAAATGCCCGATTTTGGTTTTGTTGGCCCATCCTACGAAGCACCGTCGATTTATCAGGAATCGCAGGAGTGCATCAATTTCTTTCCCGAGATTGACCCACTCAAGCAGCCTGGCACGCGGGGCATTGTTGCGCTTTATCCAACCCCAGGGTTAACCCTACAAACCGTATTGAATACCGCTGAAGTGCGCGGTCTTCGCACGTTGTCGGGCGGGTCGCAAATGATTGCGGTCTGTGGCGTTTACGTTTACGTCTTTACGTCTAATCTAACCCCAACCATTGTCGGCACGCTTAATTCATCTACAGGGCGCGTTGGCATTACCGACAACGGCATCAACGCCTACATTGTGGATGGGGCTTACCGGTACACCTGGCGCATTTCCACACCGTCTAACGCCATTTTCACCGGCTCTGTTTCGGGCACGACTTTGACTGTTACGGCCATGAGTTCGGGAACGATTACGGCTAACCAAAGTCTGACCGGCGTGGGCGTGACCGCAGAGACCGTTATTACGGCTTTGGGGACGGGAACTGGCGGGGTTGGTACTTACACCCTAAACACATCGCAAACAGTCTCAGCGCGGTCTTTAAGCAGCACCGCGGTCGGCGCTCAATTCACGGCCAGCATTAGCACGACTGTGCTAACTGTTACCGCAGTCGCATCGGGCACGATTTACCTTGGGCAGACAATTCAAGGCGTTGGCATTACGGCAGGAACAATCATTACCGCATTTGGCACTGGCTTGGGTGGCGCGGGAACTTACACCATTAGCGTTAGTCAAACCGTTGCATCGGAAACCATGTATGCGCTGAACTTCAGCGTTTTGCCTTCTACCGATGGCGCGTTTAGCGGTGCGAATTCTGTTGACATTGTGGACAACTATTTTGTTTACAACGACCCTGGCACTCAGCTTTGGGGCGCATCAAATCTGTTGTCGCCCATTTCTTCCAACACATCCTATTCGCTAAAAGACGGTGCGCCCGACAAGCTGGTGGCGCTTATTGTTGACCATCGTGAAGTCTATTTGATGGGCGAAGCATCGTCCGAAGTGTGGACAGATGTGGGCGCGGTTCAGTTTCCATTTCAACGCATTCCAGGCACATCTACCCAACAAGGCATTGCGGCGCAGTTTTCTGTTGCCCGCCTTGGCCCATCGTTCGCTTATGTGTCGCGCAACAATCGCGGCCAGGCGCAAGTGATGCAGATGAACGGCTACATCCCGCAACGCATTTCTACACACGCTGTAGAGAATTCGCTAACCAATCAATACATTGATGACGCAATTGCTTGGACGTATCAGCTTGAAGGCCACGAAGTCTATGTCTGCACATTCCCAACTATTGGGATAACTTGGGCTTATGACTTCACCACGCAAATGTGGCACAAGTGGCTTTACACAAATACGGATGGTTCATACAGCCGCCATCGCGGAAACTGCTGTGCGGTCTTCCAAGGCATGGTGTTGGTGGGTGATTATGCCAATGGCTGTATATACGAACTAGACAAAAAGAACTACACCGATAACGGCCAAAACGTCCGTCGGCTACGTCGCGCCCCTCACCTGACCACAGACTTGCAGCGTCAGTATTTTGAGGAATTGCAGATTCAATTCCAGCCTGGCGTTGGCACAACAGGGCTATCCACACCGACGGGCGCAATTTACGTTAATTCGCCGTATTACATTTACCCTGATGCAACTTTTACCATTGGTGCGCTTGAAACTTACATTCTTGGGCTTCAAGCATCCGTTAACAACACAACGACCACGACTTATCCACAAGCCATGCTGCGCTGGTCTAATGATGGCGGCTCCACCTGGTCTAAAGAATATTGGGTCACGATTGGACAACTAGGCAAGTACCGCAACCGTGCTATTTGGCGGCGTTTAGGCCAAGCGCGGGACAGAGTTTTTGAAGTGTCTATCACCGACCCTGTGAATGCGGTCATCATCTCTGCCAACCTAAAAATGAGCGCAGGAGAAAACTAATGGCACTCTCAAACACCCAACAAATCAACCCTTATCCACAGGCTGAGTTCTTGGATAAGACCACCAACCGGCCAACCCGTTCGTGGCAGCAGTTTTTTCTTAATCTGCTTAATTATTCATCAGCTACCACGGCCACTGCAGGCTCGGCCACATTGCCAGCTAACCCTGTTGGGTTTATCAATGTGACCGTAAACGGGAATGCGTACAAGATTCCGTACTACAACGTATGAAAACCGTTCAGGAAATCCTTGCCGCCGACTTGGGTAAGAACTACCCTAAGAAAGCCATCACCACCCAACAATACTACGACGGGCTGATGGACGCGCTGCGCGGGAAATACAAGTTGTACCGCGAGGACAACACGCTTTTTCTCACGCATGATGTGGACGATGGGGTTGAATTCCACGCCATGAATGCCGAAAGAGCCGACAATTTGGTCAAAAATTGCAATGCGTTCTTTGATAAAATGTCAGAAAAGGGTTACAAGTACGCCGTCACCTATTACGACAACCCCAAAATCACGACGCTTTTGGTGCATTCCAAGTACCCTTATGAGTCAGAAAAGATTGACGATGGGGAATATCGAACCTATAAATTTTTAGTGAGGTTGTAATGGGCGCAGTCAGTCAAATCATAAACCCAGTAGCACAAGTTATCCAAAGCACTAGCAATGCGTTAACGGGCGCTTTGCAGCCTATTGAAAAAGCAATTAATCAAGGCGTTACGGACGTAGGCAAAACCATTGCCAACAGCCCAGGATTAGAAACTGCAATCACGGCTATTGCAGCTTCTTATGGTGTGCCGCCATCTGTAACCGCAGGATTCTTAGCGGCTAACAAAACATCTCAGACCGGCGGCAACCTTGAAAAAGGTTTGGAGACGTTTATTACGTCGTATGGCGCAGGCAAAATGCTGAATCCAGGCGCAATTGATTTATCGTCTCCTGAGGCAATCCAAAAAAGCGCTCAAATAGCATCACAAGCATCTGTTTCTAATGCGGCTCAGAATGCCGTTCTTGATACTTTGCCTGGTAGTGTTGGCACATCATTGTCAAACTTAGCCCCTGCCGCAATGGATGCAGGCGGTGAAGCGTTAAGCGCTGCTGTAGGTGGCGGTGGTGCTGCACCCGCAGCCCTAACACCCGCTGCACTTGAATCATTAACCGGTCAAGCGGGATACGGCGTAAATGCCGCCGCCCAAGCTGCCGCACCTAGCCTTGGAATTAGTCCCGCCGCAGTTGGTGCTGGCGCTGGTATTGGCTCTCTAGCAATTCCGTCTTCAGCTATTCCCGCCGCTGGAATGTCAGCTAATGAAGCCGTTGCGTCAGGAATGGGGCCAGGCTCTGCTGGCGCTCAAATGGCTGCTACTGGTGGTTTAACTGCTGAACAATTGGCCGCTGCCGCAGGCACAACTGGCGCTGGCTCCGCGCTTTATGATTTGGCAACAGCAGGAAATGCAAGTTCACTGACGGATTTACTCAATCAAGGTTCATCCGGTTTAACTGATTTGCTTGGCAAAGCGGGTAGCGCAATCGGCGGTTTGTCGGGCACTCAGCTTGCCGCGTTAGGAACAGGCGCAGCAGGGCTATACAACGCCTCTGCGACCCGCGAGGCAATGCAGCAAGGTATAGCAGCCACACAAGCTGCCAATGCAGCATCGCAAAACACGCTAGGCAACATCTACAACCAACAGCTTGGATACCAAGCGCCTTACCAAGCAGCAGGCGTTGGTGCGGTAAATCAACTTGCGGGCATGAACCCGTATCTGACACACCAATTTAATGCGGCAGACCTACAAGCTGGCTTGGCTCCAAACTATGACTTCATGCTGCAACAGGGCCAACAAGCCAATCAGCGGGCGGCTAATGTTGGCGGTGGTGCGCTAGGTGGGAATGCGCTGACCGGCCTTAATCAATACACACAAAACTACGCGGGCAATGCGTATCAGAACGCATTCAATAACTATCAAAATCAACGGCAAAACATTTATTCTGACCTTGCGGGAATTGCAGGCATTGGACAGATTGCCAACACGGGTGCAGGAACCGCTGGCACAAATTACGGCCAAGGCATTACTGGACTCAATACTAGCCTTGCAAACGCTCAATCGGCCAACATTCTTGGCCAGGCTCAAGTCGGTGCGGGTGGCGTGACAAACGCTGCTAACACGGCATTCTTGGCGACTTTGTTGGGACAAAATACGCCGACTGCTGGAACAACGCCCACTAGCGGCGGTACTTCAATAAGCGATTTTGCAAAATTATTGACAGGCATTAAAGCGTTTACGGGGTAAAAATTATGGCTGACTATTTCACCGGATACCAAAACGCTTTGCCGCAAACGTCCCTTGCGGACATGATGAACCTTGCCTCATCCGCGCAGCAATACAAACAAGCGCAAGCTGTAAATCCATTGGAATTGCAAATTAAGCAATTAGCAGCTCAACAAGCACAAGCGTTAAATCCAATTGCACAACAAAAGGCGCAATTAGAACTTGACCAATTGGCAAGAACTTATCCTGATTTAGCAGACAAAATTGCGTCAGAAGCCGCATTAGCTAAAACGCAAGCAAATGTAGCAGCACAAACAGCGCCATCAGCAATTAGCAAAGCTGCAAGTGAAGCAAAAACAGCCGAAGCAGGAGCGCGGGGCGCAGTATTGGATGCGTCCGTTAAATTTGCAAGTCAAACAGCCCCTATTGCATTGCAATTGTTAAATTTGCCTGATTCAGAATTAACGTCTGAAAAAGTAAAAAGTTCATTAAAAAGTCAAATGAAACTTTTGCCAGGAATTACAGACGAAGACGTTAACATGGTTTTGGGCCGAGTTCCAAATCTTAATGGTGCAGCATTGAGGCCGCATATTATTGATTTTATGCGAGGAACTAATGAACAATTAATTTCTGCATTAAATAGCAAATATCCTGCGCCTACAAATATAAATGTTGGCAATGCTATTTTGCCAGTGACCGCTGGAAATCAAGCGCTTACTGGACAAATGGCTGGTCAACCAGTTGGCTTTGGAGTTAAAACAGAAGTTCCACCAACCCAAGAATATGTAGAAGAAAATACAGGAAAAAAATATATTGTTGATGCAAAAGGTCAAAAACAATATACAGGAATTGGCCCAGCAGCAGAAGCAGCACAAACAGCGTTTGGAACTACAAGTGGAGCAGATTGGAATACAACTGTCACAGAAGCAAACGATGCTTCTAGAACACGTCCTCTTTACGACACAATTCGCGGCGTGCTTCCACTTGCCTTTACTGGTGTTGGTTCAGACAAAAAACAATTTATGTCTAAGGTTGCACAAGCAATTGGAATTCCTCTTAATACATTGGAAACAACTAACACCGAAGAATTAATAAAAAATAGCAAATTGCTTCAAGCTGTTGGTGGAAACACCGATGCTGCACGTTCAATAGCTGAATTGGCAAATCCAAGTGCTAACATGACATTGGCGGGCAATCAAAAGGTCATTAACCAACTTGAAGGCCAAGCTATATTTAAAGAAGAAAAAGCACATTTTCTAGCGCCTTATGCTGGAAAAGCAGATTATCAAAATCGTTTGCGTGAATGGAATGGCGCGGCAGATGCATTGTTCTTTACAGAAATGACTAAAGAAGATGCCGCGCAAATAATGCAAACTATGTCGGAAAAAAGACGAGCAGAATTGTTGAAAAAACGTGAACGAGCCAAAGCATTGGGAATCATTCCATGAGCACACTTGCTGATTTTCTAGACACGCCTGCGGCTCCTGCTGCCCCGCCAGTAGTGCCGCCCGCACCGTCTCCTGCGCCGAGTGTTGTGCCGTTTGCAAGAGCCGCTGCATCGCCTGCGCCTGTTCCCGTTAGACCGGCTCCCACAATTCAACGAACCATGCCCACTGCCGCACAAAGGGCAGAAGTTGAGGCGAACAATGCTGCTGATTTAAGAGCAATTGCTGAATCTAAACGCCAACAAGCAACAGCACTTGCCCAACAAATGGCAGGCCATCTACAAAAAGGTGATACGGCATCTGCAACCAATGTGGCAGCGCAAATAGGCGCACTCAATCGAGAAATCCAATCTATTGGCGGCCAACCAGTTGCCATGCCAAATGCGTCTGCGCCCGCAATAGCGCCTGCCGCGTCTGCTCCAGCAACAGGAACATTGGCTGATTACATTCATTTGCCTGTGCAGCCCGCGCCTGGCACGCTTGGAGGCCCGCCTCCACCGCTATCGCCCGTGGCAAAGCATTTCATGGATGCGTTTAACACCATACGAAACAACAAGCCCGCATTGCTTGCATCTACGGCTGACGTTGTAGCGGGTTTGCCATCTCAGATGTTGGGGTTTATTGGAACAGCCGCCCCGCGAATAGCTAACATTTTTGGTGCTGGCACTAGCCCTGAAATGGCCCAAGAAATGGGGAAACGCATAGCAGCACCATTAGCTAGTCCTTTTGGGCGGCTGACAGGAACAACGGAAAGCCCACAATATCAAGGATTGCAAAGTGCGGTAGCTACACCTTTTGAATATTTAGGAAACAAGGTTGCCCAAGCGACAGGAATGAACCCTGTTGATGCAAATTTGGTAGTCAATGCTTTAACGATGGGTTTGCCTGAGGCCAAAAGATTTGTATCTAAAAATATTGGGGCCGCTGCAGAATTGCCGACTGTAAAAGCAGGAAAAACAACAACTGCCCAAGCTGAACAACGCGCTGCCGCAAATGCCGCCGCTGCTGACCAATTGCGTCAACAATTCGCCGCTAAACAAGCTGCTGCTCGGGCTGCAAAACAAACTCAAGCACAAGCTGCCGCACAAGCTGCTGAACGGCCTGCCGATTTTGGTGCTGCTTATGCTGCTTCCGCAGAGCCTCCATTGTTTAAGCCGCCGGTTGAATTGACCCCTGATGAAACTGGTGTTTATCGTGAAAAGCCACCGCTTGCATTGCCTGGCCCATTCGGTGAGGAGCCTGTTGCGCCTGTTGCGGCAGCAGAAGCCCAGCCTGTTGCGGCAGAAATGCCTTCTTCTGTTGGCGCTGCTGGTGTAACGCATGAAAATGCTGTGCGTGCTGCATTGGCTGAAGCGCGGCCAGATTTGCAAGCAAGTCTTGCTAATAAAGCGCCATCTGAAATTACGCCTGAAGAATTAAACGCAATACAAATTCACAACAAATTTGCACAAGTTGACCCTGATTTTATTCCTACTGAAGGACAAGCAACGCAAAACGTAACTAAGTTGTCTGATGAATACAATTTAAAAGCGAAACCTGGATATGAAGATTTGCGGAAAAAATTTGAAGAACGAGACCCATATTTAATTAAAGGTTTCAATAATGTCAAAGAACAATTTGCGCCTGACAGCACTGGAGTTGGGCAACAAGGCAAAGCTAATAATGTTTTGGAAAATGTAAAAACCAACAACGTTAATGTTGACAATGCAAATATTAAAAATGCTTATGATGATTTAAATGACACAAATAATAATTTTGCTGTTGATATGCAACAAGCAGCCCTAAATGGTTTGCAAAAAGTTGAATTAACAAAACGCACTAATAGAATTCCAAAAGAACTTAAAGATACGTTAGATGCTTATGCAAATGGAAGCTACCAAGGTTCCGGAATTGATTTTGAAAATTTAAGAACAGATATTGCTTCAGATACACGAAAAGCACAAAAAGCAGGTGATGGAACGCAAGTTCATGTTTTGAATCTTCTTCGTGATGCAATTGAAGAATTGCCAATGAAAGATGAAAACGCTGTTGCATTCAAAGACAAAGCTGATTACGCTAGAAGTTTATTTAAACGTCAAAAAGATTTGTTAGACCCTGAAAAGTCAACATTTAACAAACTTTATTCATTGGCATATGAAGACAATAGAACACCTGTTGAAATAGAAACTGGTAATGTTCCGCATCCAGCCTCAAAAAATTTCTTTGAAAATTTTGTAACAGGAAATAAAACTACAGCCGCTGATTTAAGCCGCGCCATTGAGTTAGTTGGGAAAAACTCGCCTGCTCATCACGAAATTATTTCGGGATTAGTGGATTATTTAAAACAAAAATCAGGTGTTATTGACGATAAAGGCAATGTTAGTCAGCAAGCATTGCGAAAAGAATTAAACAAACTTGGCCCTAATTTAGACTTGATTGCGGGTTCAGAAGTTGCGAACAGATTGCGAAATATTGGCGATGTAGCGGAACTGTCTGAGCACGTTAGGAATCGTGGTGGTGGTAGCGCCAATGTATCGCAAACAGCTATCACAAGTGAACGACAAGCAGGAGTAAATGCAGTAAAAGAAGTAGCATTAGGTCTTGGTGAAACCGCAGCAAATGTTGCGACAGGCGGTAAAAGTGGCGTTCTTTTATCGGTAATGAAACCCATGTTTAGGGCAAGACAAGAACGCATGGCTCAAGAGGCTGCAGACGCAGCACGTCGAGCAGAAGTTACGCGGATAATTTCGCCTGCTGCTGGAATTCAGTTAAAAGATATGCTTCCACCAAATACCAAGGACTAACATGGCAGTAAATTTATCACCCATCGGTAACGGGTTCCAATTCTTCACCACAACGGGCTTGCCGCTTACGGGTGGGTATATTTACACCTATGTGGCCGGTAGCACTACGCCTGCGGCAACCTACACCACATCGGCAGGAACGACTGCGAACACCAATCCTATCCAGCTTGGAACGGATGGTCGGCCGCCGCAAGAGATATGGCTTACGGCTGGCACGAATTACAAGTTTGTCCTCACCACCAGCGCCAATGTCACAATCCAAACCTACGATAACCTTTATGGAATCATCGGAACAAGCCCATCTGTCAGCGCCGTACCATCGGGCGGCATCATCATGTGGTCGGGGTCTATTGGGTCAATCCCATCGGGCTACTACCTTTGCGACGGGACAAATGGCACGCCCAACCTTAAAGATAGCTTCGTTGTTGGTGCGGGTAACACCTACTCAGTCGGCAACACCGGAGGCTTCACCAGTTCGGTGACATCGAGCGTCGGCACAAATCTTCCAACTTATTACGCCCTGGCGTTTATTCAGAAGTCATAAATCATGGACGAAACACTTGCAAAACTGAACAGCCATGAAGCCGTTTGCGCGGAGCGTTATGAGCAAATTCAAATGCGCCTTGACCGCTTGGAAAAGGTCATTATTTGGTTTGCTGGAGCCATGTTGACCGGTATGGCAGGCATCATCTATTCATTGTTGACCCATGCTAAATGAGATGGTTTGTCGCCTTGTTTGTGTTGTCCTTGATGGCAACGGCAACGGTGCGGCATGAGTGCAGCGTTTCTGATTTTGTAAACATTGCATCAACAACAGACCCAAAGGAACGATATGAAAGAATACTTGAATGGCTTGATGAATCAGGCCCATACTGCACTAAGCAAAGTCTTGGACTTATTTACAACAATTTGGCGCAAACGCTAGGCACGGTTGACAGCGTAAAGATTCGCTCAAAGATAGAAAAACTGTACGAAAGGGCAAAGTGATGGAACCAAAAGACAAGCTGATTTACATGGTGACCATGATGGTGACCGCCACACTTTGTTCCGTTGTCGTTGTCCTTATTGGGGCATTAGTCCACGGCCTGTTTGTTAAAGAAGTGGACAACACCAAGATTTTTGAAATCATCGGCCCAGCCTTTCAGACCATCGTCGGTGGCCTCATTGGATGGTTGTCCGGTCTAAAGGTTGGTAGCCACATGGATGACATCAAAGTAGGAGAAACAAATGGCGCTTGACCCCGTATCCGCATTGCTAGACATTGGTGGCAAAGTAATGGACAGGCTATGGCCTGACCCTGCCCAAGCTGCGGCTGCCAAGCTGGAACTGTTTAAGCTGCAACAAAGCGGTGAGTTGTCCATGATTGCCGGTCAAATGGACATCAACAAAGCAGAAGCGTCCAACCCGTCTATCTTTGTCAGCGGCTGGCGGCCAGGCATAGGCTGGGTCTGCGGTGCAGGCTTTGCTGTCCAGTTTGTCATTGGCCCGTTGGCTGAATGGGGTAGCGCGGTTTACGGCCATCCAATCAAGTTTCCACCTATGGACATGGGCACGATGATGCCTTTGCTTTTGGGAATGTTGGGCCTTGGTGGTATGCGTACTGCTGAAAAAATCAATGGGGTCGCCTCCAAATGAAAGACAACTTTGATGCGTCTTTTGACAAAGTAATGCAGTCGGAAGGCGGTTACGTTTGGGACAAAGATGACGCTGGCGGTGAGACTAACTTAGGCGTTACCGCAGGCGCATGGGCTGCTTTTCTTGGCCGACCAATAGAGCCAGGCGAAATGAAAGCGTTGACCAAGGAAACAGTTAAGCCGTTTTACCGCGCCATGTATTGGGATAAGGTAAAGGGTGATGACCTACCCGTAGGCGTTGATTACGCCGTTTTTGATTTCGCGGTGAACGCTGGTACTAGCCGCGCTGCAAAGTTCCTCCAGCGGGCCGTGGGGGCCGTGGACGACGGTGTTATTGGCGGCGGCACATTGGGCAAGGTTGCCGTAACAAACAAGCAAAGGCTACTCGCCAATTTTGCTGACCAAAAGCAACGGTTTTACCAAGGTCTCGCAACCACCAACCCTAGCCAGCAAAAGTTTCTCAAAGGCTGGCTGGCCCGCGTAGACCAGGTACAAACCGCAGCAACATCAATGCTCGCGTGACATTTCAATTAGCGCGGCGTGCATCAACGTTGCGCTTTCAATAGCCTCAAGCGTCTTGCTGATAGCTAGTTCGTATTTCTTTTCTAGCACGGCCCAATGTGCATCTTTGAGCGCTTTTTCAGCGTCCATGCAAGGTCTAGCGTAATCAATCAAAGTGTTGGGCATAAGTTTGGTGTCCATAATCATGTGTTCTTCTCCTTTAGCTTGGCTTGAGCCCACAATGCGCCCGCATAAAACGATGAACTTGAAGTAAATCCTTTATCCACTGCATTGATTTCTTCCGGTTTCAACCCTACCCACGGGCGTTTTGGTGGGGTGGTGTAAAGGGCATCCCAGCCAAGCGGTACATCATTTGTCGGCGCTGAAAACCTTATGCGGAATCCTTCTCCGTCCGGTGTTATCCACGCCACAGGCTCCTGCGCTACACCGCAATCACACGGCCCCGCAGGGTATGCTGGCCCGTTATGTACCGCACAGTCAGACCAATGCAATTTGTCCGCAGCCATTCCCCTCTTAGCGGGAAAGCCGCCGCCTTGTCTGCGCTCAATGTCTTCAAACGCTTCGTCTTCTGCTGTTTTCATAGCATTCCATTTCGTAGTGTGATGCAAGTGCCTTCAAGTTGGGTGACCATCTGCCCGCCCTTTAAGGCCATCTTGCGTAGGTTTTCTTTCTGTTCATCCAATGTGGCGCGGCATTGCTGTTCTGACTTGTACCAGTTTTGCGTTTGCATGAACTCGCAATGTCCTGCCATGCAAACAAATAGAACGGGAATGTAGATAACTTGAATCATGCTATCAATCCCCATACAAAACTGCCCATTATTGAAACAAACAGCACAAAGCAAAAGATGGCAATGACTGTCTTAATAAAGTCCACAAAGAAGTCGCCACCAGCGTCGGTATCGTCATTGTTCATTTCGCGTCCCTCGCTTTCAGCATTGCGTCTGCCATTTCGTATGCATCGTCGGGGATGCCACGCCACACTTCAATCACGTCGTCATAACGCACCAGCGCTTGCATAACCAGCCCAGCGTAGTGGTCACGCAGGGTCATGTCCTTGGCATAGCCGCCTGTCTTTTGCATCCAATTTGGGTCAACCATCCACACGGGGTCGGTAATTGGTACGTTTTCTTTCATTTGCATTTCTCCGTAAAAAGCGCTTTCATGCTATGGCACGATGGTTCGCAAGACTTGTATCCAATGGTAAAGCCAACTACAACAATCGTAAAAACCAATCCGATTGCAGCAAAAAAATCAGCAACGTATTTCATAGCTTCTCCGGTGTTTGCATCACATAACGGGCATAGCGTTTTTTGTTGTGTTTCTCAATGATGGTCTCAATGTTCCATCCACCTTTTTTAAGGTCAAACACAATGGCCGCCAGGCGAAAGCATCCGCATCCGTTCAGCGCGTCAATCGGGGTCAGGCTGATGCCAGCCCGCAGCTTGTTCAATATCCAATCAGTTTGTGACATACGGCCTCACTTAAAAAGGTAGGTCTTCGTCGTTGTCTTTAGGAAACCCGTCATCTTTAGGGAATCCATCTTTAGGGCGCGGCTGGTTAAGGTACGCCATGCCATTCCATCCACCTTCAACAATCGGGATAGAGCGCAACTTCATCATCAGGCCGGCTTTGGTCTCCATAACCACGCCAATGCGCTGATACGAGTTTTTGGTCTCGCCTTGTTTGTTTTGATAGGTTCCGTCTTTGACGGTGATTTCATAAATGATTGCCATGATTACCCTTTAAGTGATTCAGCTTGTTTTTTGATTGCGCTGCGAGTCTTGCTGTCAAGCATTCCCCACAATGCCATTTTTTCCTCTACATCGGTGATGCCTGAATATTCATCAACCGCACCGATAAGGTCATTTGCGCTCATGCGCTCACCAATAGCCGCTGCCACATCTGCAATGATTGCCATGCGGTGTGAGGAAACCAGGTCAGTCTTGGTGGCCGACACCTTTGGCGCTGGGGTCTTGGATGCCGCATTGCCATCATCGTCCTCGGGTGCTATCCCGCAAGCCGCCATCAGGCTATAGCGCCTGGCGTAAGTCAAAGCCGAGCCATACCCTTGCGCGTCCTGTTTGCTGGCAGGAACGTGCAGCTTGCCGCACTCCAAAGTTTCGCCCGATTCATGGACAAACACCGTTTCCACAGTTACGCCGGTGCTGTCCTCAGATGTGCGTTGGATAAGGGCTATTCCTGCGCTGTTTAAGGCATCTACAACCGCTTCAATGCAACCGGCAAGGTCAACGTACTTAGACCGGAAATGCGGGTTTGTAGACGTTTTTAACGCCGGTGCAAATCCGCGCTGGGCGCGTACTAACGCTGATGCAATGTTTTTCATAGGTCACCTCCAAAATCAATTCCACAATGTTCACAAGTGAAGTACCAAAGCACAGTCACATCGTCAAAAGCGTGGCGGGTTAAGTCGCCACAATCACGCCCACACTCAGGGCATTCGTAGTCTTCACGCTTTGGGGAATTGAGCGTGGAGCCACTTAATTTGTTCGTCTCTGAATCTGATTCGTTCATCTTTTAACTCCAGTTGGTCACACAAGTAACGGACATAAATTTCTAAACAACCCGCGGGGTCTAGCTTGGTTTTGCAGTCGGCAATGATTTCATTGGCGTTGTTGCTAGTGACCATGTTTTTGCTCCCACATCAGTTCGGCCTGGACTGTTTTAAGTTCATGGCGCGTGTTGTCTAAGATGTCGCAAACGTCGCGGAGATAGGCCCGCAGCGCTCCGACTTCGTACGCCAGCCGGTCAGCAGGGTCAGCGTTGTATTTCATGGAGTGCGTTTCGGCAGCTTTGATAAGTTCGTCAGCGTTCATTTGTTAAGCCTTTCTGAAATGTATTTGGTGATGTAAGCGCGGGTGCGGCCGTTAAGGTAGTCAATCCACTCTAGCCCGTCTTGTATGACTGAATAAATGGTTACAATGCCATCAATGCTGCTTTTTTCATAAGCAACCAACAGCTTGGCAAATTCGCCGTTTGCCTTCAAGTCCCACTCTACTTCCATAAAAGTGTGTAAGGTAGGCATTTAGTTCTCCAGCGTTTTGTTGAGTTGTTCTTCAATCCACTTCAGCAAGTCTTTGCTCAAGATGTCGATGAATTCAACGCCTTGGTGCTTGATAGACCAAATGCTTGTCCATGTTTCAGTAGGCTCATCCAGGCGGTTGATGTCATATTCGATGTCAAAGACCGCACCTTCGTATGTGAACTGAGTTTCATTCATACGCCGCCTCCGACAAAGTAGCCAATGGTGTAGGCAATGATGGCAATGGCTGCCGTTGTGATGATGGAATCCCATGTTTCTTTAGTCATGCTGTTGCCCCTTGGTTAAGCGTAAGTAGCCAAAGTGCGATTGGCGCGGTCAAGGGCTTCAGTCCAATTTGCAACCCACTTAAAAGTCAGCGTTTCAATTTCATGTGCTGTAAATTGGCCAACGTAACCGCGAGCAAAAGTGAATGTTCGTTTGGTGTTGTCGCGGCTAATCTTTACCCATTGATTGGCTGTGCGAACCGTTTTTTCTGTGAATCGTGTCATTTATTTACTCCTAAAAACCTTGTTGAGGTCAAAACATCGCGTTGTTGCGATAGCTGCATTGTAAGCTGGCTTAACCCTGTTTTTAAGGAATTTATAGCTTTTTTTATAGGGACTAACCCTAATGGCAAAAACATCGTAAGCTAGGTTAACATCGGAAGATGGACAAAGCAGAAGCAATCAAACGTGCAGGCACAGCCAGCGCACTAGCCCGAATCCTGGGCATCAGCAGCGCAGCCATTTCCCAATGGAAAGCAATCCCCAAAGCCAGGTTGTGGCAGCTAAAAGCTATGAGGCCCGAATGGTTTCTTTAAGACTGTTTTTCTTTTGTTTGGTGCTTGTAGCTTGCATCTTTGGGCACGCGCCTTGGTGGGCATGGGCATTTCTTTTGTACCTGTTTTACACAATGACTTAAATTTATGTATAATCCAACCCGTCTAGAGTGGCATCTAGGCGATGAACAGATGGAAATAACCCCGCAGGGTACTGTGTGGTCTTGTCGTACGGCAAGCGAGTCTTTTGACCTTCTGTTCAATCGCCTTGCTGTTGCTCTCGCCAAGAGCCAAGACCACAGAGCATCTTGCGGGGTTTTTGCTTTTGGACAACGCAATGCGGTACGTCGGTGGTTGCGTCTGAGATACCCTGCTGCACGAGCAAGCCAAGGCAGGGAGCGTGGGCTAAGGATAGAGCGCGGTGGTTGAAATAGTCTGTCCAGTGCGATGCGATGACATGGCTCCGAAAAGCAAGTCACGGCACAGAGCGAACTTTGGTTTTGACCACGGTAAGGCTGTGCTTTGCTCCAACATTCACCAAAAAGCAATTAAGGAGATAGCAGATGTTTGAATCAGGATTTGATAAGTTTTGGACTGCTTACCCAAAGACTCCGCGCAAGGGCGCAAAGTCTAAATGTGTAGAAAAATGGGTCAAGTTTTACTGCGAGACTCAGGCCGACCAAATCATTAAGCACATTGAATGGATGAAGACCACTGAACAATGGCTCAAATCAGATGGCGCATTCATTCCCGCGCCTCTTGTCTACCTTAATCAACAACGCTGGGACGGGGCTGAAGTGCCTGATATGCCTAACAAAAAACGGGTGGATTCAGCGCTGCAAAAGATTTATGAAGATGACAAAAAAGCCTCGCCTATGCCTGACCACATCCGTGAACGCTTGAACGAACTGCGAATTCGCCGTGTATGACCCTATTGCAATCCGTGAGCGCGTCTTTGCTGACATGGTGCGCTTATGCCATCTGCCAGCTTGGAAAGAATGGGCCTGGCGCGAAGTGCAGCGCATGGATGAAGATGACTTGTTTGCGGGCATTAAAGCCCACGTTTTGAAAGAAATGAATGCGCCACGCAGCTAGGGTTGATGGGATAACAAATTGATGCTATCATCATATAAATTTGTGGAGATAGCATGAAAACTTTAGAAAATTTTGACTTAACAACGCGCACCGGAAGGTACAAAGCTAGAAAAAACGGTTTTGATGTACCAAAACAAAAACCTGGCGTTAAAAGTCCTGAATTTTGGTCATTGGTAGAAAAAAAATCGGAAGCTGATTGTTGGCCTTGGCTTGGAAAATTAAATCAATGGGGTTATGGAAGATTCAATAAAAATGGATTTTGTGAACAAGCACACAGAACAGCATACGAATTAATTTTTAACAAAAGCATCAAAGGGTTGATTGCTATGCATATTTGTGATAACCCATGTTGTTGCAATCCTAGTCATATTTTGATTGGAACACACGCAGACAATCAAGCCGATAAAGTTAAAAAAAATAGACAAGCAAAGGGTGAAAAAGTTGGGACTTCATTGTTAACACAAGAACAAGTTTTGGAAGCAAGAGAAAAATACAAAACAAAAAATTTTACTTACAAAGAATTGGCTCAACAATACGGAGTTTGTAAAGATACGATTCAAAAAGCAATTCGTGGAATTTATTGGAAGCATTTATGAGGTACGCAGCACGTTCGGACGCGAATCAAGGTGAAATAGTTGCCGCACTAAGGGCATCAGGAGCCTCTGTATTCGTTCTAAAGCTGCCGGTAGACCTCTTGGTAGGCTACGCGGGAAAAACGGCCCTAGTTGAAGTCAAAGACCCGACTAGCGCCTATGGCAAAAAAGGGCTAAACGTTAAGCAAAGCGCTTTTCTGATGGGCTGGAATGGTGGGACAGTGGCTTTGATTGATTCGGTTGAAGCCGCGCAAAACCTTATAAGGAACATGAGTGATAGTCCACCTGTATAGCCCAACCCAGGCCACTACAGTGATGAAAGACCTATGGCCCAAGGTCAAGGAATCGCTTGCGCTTGGCAAAAAAATGCGTTTAGAGATAAAGCAAAGCAGGCGCAGCACCGAGCAAAACGATATGTTCCACAGCATCATTGAGAAAATCGCCAAGCAAATGGCGACCGCGGGGTCAACGTGGACAGCCGACGATTGGAAACGCCTGCTGATAGACCAATGGGCGCATGAGACCGGCCGCAAGATTGGCAAGGTCGCGCCAAGCCTGGATGGTGAACGGGTGGTGCAGCTTGGCCTGCAGTCTCACAAATTCACGGTGGAAGATTCTTCCGAATTCATTGAATTTTTAATTGCCTGGGCAACTAATAAAGGAATTGACGTATGAAATGCCCTGTATGCGGCGCATGGACTTTTGTGAAACAGACGGTTTTGAAAAATGACAACTCAAGGAAACGACGCTATGAATGCGCTAACGAACACCGGTTTTGGACGGGCGAAACAATCCTATGTCAGAAGCAAAAGCCTGTTAAAAGCAGCGCGAAGCCTGCCTTGTCAGCATTGCGGGCTGGATGATGGGACTGTGGTGGCCGCACACACAAATTGGGGCGGCGGTAAGGGACGGGGAATTAAGGCATCCGACGATTTAATCGCCAGCCTGTGCTTTCGGTGTCACTTTAACTTAGACCAGGGCGCTACCTTGTCCAAGCATGAGCGACAAGCCATGTGGCAAGCCGCCCACGAGAGGACTATTTCCGCATTGAAGGCAGCGGGGCATCCGGTTGAGTTTCATGAGACCGATGCATAGGATGGGCATGGGCCGCGTCCGTACGCTCATGGGCTTGCAGTTCTTTCTCAAGTTCCATGACCTTGCGGCGCTCGGCTTTGTATTCGCGCTCGATGACGTAGTTGGAAGGCTGGGTATGTTTGGCCTTTTCAGCCGTAAACTTGAAATTTGTAGCCATAGCAAAAAACTCCTATAATGAGATGCCCATTGTGGCACAATGACATTTTAACCTTGCAAGGAAAAAATTATGGGATACGAAGCTAAAAGCATTCCGAATGCCGGAAAAGCTGATATGTCGGGCATGAAGAAGGTCGGTGTGTCTAAAGTTGACCGCGAATACGGCGGCGCAAAGAGCATGACCGGCGCTACCCCTCCCAAGGGCGCAACCGCATCTGACACTTCCGGTGAGCGCAAGATGCCCATCGAAGGCGGTGTCGGCATGGGCAAGGCTGATGGCCTGGGTCTGCGCGAAGCCAAGCATATGGGTATGCACGATGGCCGCATGGGTGAGATGAAGGGCGGTAGCCGTGAACATGAGTGCTACACCCACGAGCGCATGGAACACGAGCAAGACAAATAAGCGGGTCTCCGAGAAGCGGTAACTTCTCGGTTTCCCTGACCACATAGAAAGGGCTATATGGCTGAGAGCAATTGTAAGATATGCGTCTATTTCGCTGAAACTGACCGAATTGGTCAATGTCGGCGTTATCCGCGTTTCGTCACCAAACACGAAACTGAATGGTGCGGCGAGTTCCGAAAAGACCCGCCAGTAGCCAAACGGCAGACAAAAACACTCAAACTCCGAAAGGACAATGATGTTCAAGCCGCTTAGAGACAAAATCATCGTCAGGCCCGAAACGCGCATCAAGAGCGATTTATGGGTCAAAACCGCAGAAGCGGACACCATTGGTTACATTACCGCCGTAGGTGACGAAGCAGCCGCCGAGGGCTTAAAAGTCGGCGATAAGGTCTATTTTGGTACTTTGGCTAAAGACTACCAAAACGAATACCTTAAATTTGATACTATTACCATTGACGACCAGCGCCATCTCCGCATGAGTTGGCAGGACATTTGCTTTGTAGAGGAAGTATGAAAGACCTAATTACCGCAAGAATCCAAGACCTCATGGCTAAAGGCCGCGAACTGGAAGCGCAGATTCACCAAATTAATGGTGCGCTGCAACAATGCCAATGGACGCTAACCGAACTGGAGAAGCAAGATGCCCCTCAAGAAATCACCGACACCCAAAGCGCTGAGTGAGAACATCAAAGCCGAGATTAAGGCTGGCAAACCGCCTAAGCAAGCGGTTGCGATTGGTTACGCCGTAAAGCGCGAAGCAGAGAAAAAGAAAAAGTGACCGAAGAAACACGTCCAAGAGGTCGCCCTAGTCTCTACGACCCCGCCTACATTGACCAAGTAATAGAACTTGGCAAGATTGGTAAGTCTACTGAGGCGATTGCTGCTATTTTGGGTGTAGGCACTAAGACTCTATATAACTGGAGGGATGAACATCCCGATTTTTTACACGCCATGGAGTTGGCAAAGGAACATGAACTTCTATGGTGGGAAGACATTGCCCAGGCGCACATGATTGAGAACAAAGAATCGGACAAGATTAACGCCTCAATCTGGTCACGCTCAATGGCTGCACGATTCCCTAAGAAGTACCGCGAAAGTGTCAAACAAGAGATTACAGGCGCAGATGGCGCACCTTTACTAACCGGCATCGAAGTTAGCTTTGTCAAGCCAAGTTAAAGACGCAGTAGCAAAAGCACAGTTTCCGGTCAAGCTGGAGTGCTTGTTTCAGCCTGAGAAAAGCCGTTACCGAATTTTGCATGGTGGACGCGGTGGGGCTAAGTCTTGGGGCGTGGCTCGAGCATTGCTTATAAAAGGCGCACAACGCAGCTTGCGTATCCTTTGCGCCCGTGAGTTTCAGACTTCCATCAAAGATTCCGTCCACAAGCTGCTGTGCGACCAAATCATTGACTTAGGGCTAGAGGGCTTTTACGAAATCACCCAGGCCAGCATTCGGGGCAAAAACGGGACTGAGTTCGCTTTTGTCGGCCTCAAGAATAATGTCGCCAATGTCAAATCCTACGAGGGCGTGGATATTTGCTGGGTAGAGGAAGCGCAGACCACCAGCCGCCTGTCGTGGAACATCTTAATTCCAACCATCCGCAAAGAAGGCAGCGAGATATGGGTCACGTTTAACCCTGAGTTGGAGACCGACGAGACCTACCAGCGGTTTGTGCTGCACCCGCCCGAGAACTCTGTTGTCCAAAAGATTAATTGGTCGGACAATCCCTGGTTCCCTGAGACGTTGATGCTAGAGAAAGACGCGCTCAAGATGCGCGACATCGAGGCATATAACACCGTATGGGAAGGAATCTGCCGCCAAACTGTGGACGGGGCTATCTTTGCCCGCGAGATGCAAATGGCCGAGTTGGAAGGCCGCATCACCAAGGTCGGATATGACCCCATGAAGCCGGTTCACGCCGTGTTTGACCTTGGCTGGTCGGATGCGACTGCGATATGGTTTGTGCAGTTCATCGGCATGGAGACCAGGCTAATCCGCTACCATGAGGACAACCAAAAGACCATCTCCGACTACTTAGCCAAGATGCAAACCTACGGCTACGTCTACGATACTCTATGGTTGCCGCATGACGCTGAGAACAAAACGCTGGCCGCTGCAGGCCGAAGCATTGACCAAATCGTGCGCGGAGCAGGCTATAAGACCAAAATCATTCCTAGAACGCCGATTGTGGACAGTATTAACGCGGCACGTACCCTGTTTAGGAATTGCTGGTTTGATAGGGAAAACTGTTACGATGGGCTACAATGCTTGCGGCATTACCGCTACGAGGTTGACCCCGACACCAAAATGTTCAGCAAAAACCCGCTGCACGACCAGTTTTCGCACGGAGCCGATGCTTTTCGGATGCTCGGCCTTGTTGTAAATGAGCCGCGTAAACGAGTGTCAAAGCCAACTTTCGTTCAACCACAGAATTGGATGGGCTAAATGGACGAATCAATCATTGACGAAGCAAAGGACTTTCTCAAACTTTGCAACGACGCGGACACAATGAACCGCCAAGAGGCGCTCGAAGACCTTAAATTTGTCTCAGGCGGCGACCAATGGCCGGTTGACCTACAAAACTCCCGCAATCTTGAATCGCGCCCTGTCCTGACAATCAATAAGTTGGATGGATACTGCCGCCAGGTGACCAATCAGCAACGCCAGCAGCGCCCGCGCATCAAGGTTCACCCGACAAACACCCCTGCAGACGTTACGACCGCCGAAATCATCGAAGGCATCTGCCGCCATATCGAGATTAACTCCAATGCTGACAACGCCTATGACATCGCTTTTGACCACGCCGTGCGGATGGGCTGGGGTTATTGGCGCGTTACAACCGACTATGTAAAGCAGGACAGCTTCGACCAAGAAATCTTTATTGAGGCTATCCAAAACCCGTTCACTGTCTACTTTGACCCCAATTCTGAGGCCGTAAACGGTTCGGACGCTGACCGCTGTCTCATCACCACCATGATGAGCAAAGCTAAATTCCGCGAGTTATACCCTGATTGCGACGATGGCAGCAGCTTTACCCAGCGCGGTACGGGCGACAGCCAATCCGAATGGATTACTAAAGAGGACATCCGCATTGCGGAGTATTTCTACACCCGTCGGGAGCCTGCCAAGCTGGTCAAACTGTCCGATGGCACTCAGGGATTCATGAATAAAGACATGAAAGAGCGCATGGCCTTATCCGGTTTGACCGTAGTTGATGAGCGTGATTCATACAAAAAAGTAATAAAGTGGAAGAAACTGACCGCCATCGAGGTTATTGAAGAGCGCGATTGGCCTGGCTCTTACATTCCCGTCGTTCCAGTTTATGGCCGCCATATCGTCATCGGCGACAAACGCAAAAAGTTTGGCATGGTGCGCCACGCTAAAGACGCGCAGCGGATGTATAACTTTTGGCAAACAACCGTCACCGAAAGCGTTGCGCTGGCTCCCAAAGCTAAGTGGTTGATGGCCGAAGGGCAGGACGAGGGCCATGAAACCGAATGGGCTGCGGCGAACATCAAGTCGTTCCCGCTGCTGCGCTACAAGCAAACCGATATTGACGGGCAGCCCGCACCGCCTCCACAGCGTTTACAGCCCGAACCGCCTCCAAGTGGCGTAATGGCCGCGTCTGCAATGATTAACCAAGACATTGCGACGCTGATGGGTATCTTTGACCCAAGTCAACAACTGCCTGGAAACATTTCGGGTAAGGCACTTAACGGCCAACAGCAACAAGTTGACCTGACCAACTTTGATTTCTACGACAACCTGACCAAATCCATCGCGCAGACCGGCACGATTATTCTTGACCTTATCCCTAAGATTTACGATTCTCAGCGGGTAATGCGAATCATCGGAGCCGATGGGAAACCTGACCTAGTGAACATCAACGAGCCTAAAAAAGACGCGCAGGGCGTTTACACCATCATGCACGACATGACTGTGGGCGAATACGATGTGGTTATGGATACCGGCCCAGGCTACAACAGCAAGCGTCAAGAGGCCGTAGATTCAATGGTCAAAATGCTTAACGTTGACCCTCAACTCATGCAGCAAGCTGGCGACCTTATCTTCCGCAATATGGACTTTCCTGGCGCGGACATCATTGCCGACCGGCTGGCCGCCGCCAACCCGATGGCGCAGATTGACGAAAAATCACCTGTGCCGCCCCAAGTTCAGATGCAACTCAAGGCAAATCAGGCGCAAATGCAGCAGATGCAGCAGGCTATTCAGAAGTTGCAGCAGATGATTAAAGACCGTTCAGATGTTGAGCAAATCAAGCAGGACGCTGAAACTAAACGGGTTCTTATCAAAGAAACCAACCGCGCCCACGATATTGAATTGCGGAACGAAGAACGCCATAAAGACATGGAAATGCGGACAAGCACCCAGGCGCACGATACTGTCCTTAAAACTCAGACGCAATTGGAAATTGAGCGCATGAAAGGCGAAATCGCCCTTATGTTGGCGCATTTGGACAAGGCATCGACGCACGCGGCATCGTTGGAAACAACTGAGCGTGCCATATAAATTCGTGGTATAAACCACAAACCTTACCCGTGAGGCTCATGGGGAAAATACTTAGGGAAACCTATGAGTGACAAAGAAGCCGGTCATGTTTTGACCAGTGAGAATTCGGCAGATTTTTATGCAAATCGACTTGGTTTAGCTGCTAGTGATACTGACGAGGCTGGGGTTGAGAATACTCCCTCAGAGCCGTCAGAGGATACGAAACAGAGTGAACAGTCAGCAGACGATGATGCCAAACCGACAGAGGAACGGAAGCAGAATCCGAAACTCGAAAAACGGTTTTCAGAGATAACCAAGCAACGCGAACTTGCCAAACAAGAAGCAGCGCAAGAACGTGAAGCCAGGCAAAAGCTGGAAACTGAGTTAGCGGCTTACCGTCAGCAAGCAGCGCCCCAACCGGTGCGGCAAGCGAACGCAGAGCCACAGCCGAGCCAATTTACTGATGCCTTTGAATATGCAAGGGCACTAGCAGAATGGTCGACTGAGCAGGCATTGGTAAAGCGAGATAGGGAAGACGCTAATCGCAG